GTAAAGCTGGAAATCAAACAGAACAAACAAGTCTTTCCGGTGGCACACGACCACCGCGACAGCTTCGGGCGTGGTATTGATTTCTTGGGCTATGTATTCTATTTGAACGAAACACGGCTTAGGAAGCGTATCAAACAGAACCTTTGCCGTAAGATAGCTAAATTACGGAAACGGAAGAAACCGTTAAGCGAGGATGAATTTAAGCAGACGTTAGCCGCGTGGTGGGGTTGGGCTAAATACAGCGACAGCGAATATTTAATTAACAAATTAAACAAAATTACACCTTATGAAATCAAGTTCAGACGTTAGACCCGCGATTATTTTACCGTTGGGTAATGGTTCTTACCACTATAACTACAACATAGTGGAAGAAAAGGTAGAAGACCCGGAAACGGGCGAAAAGACCGTTTACAACTACGATACGGTGCAGGTTTGGCAGAAGCCGGACTACGAAAACCTTACGCGTGCGGTTATCCGTAGCGAAATAGACGAAACCGAAGAATTTTCTTTGATTAACGACTATTACGCCGCACAGTTGGGTATAGAAACGGACGAAGACCGCAAAGCGAAAGCGGTAGCGGACTATAAAGCACACCTTAGCAGGGTTATTGCTATCAAAACTATGGTAAAGAACGATTTATTAACGGAAGGTTACTAATATGTTGGAATTGATACAGCAAGAAGACTGGCACGGCTTGACGGTTTACGTGGCGGTGCGCGTAGCCATTGTGCTAATTTGCTGGGTATTCTTGGCGATGGCTACTTTCATAGATATGTACTACGGGCGCAAGGCGGCGAAGGCGGCAGGGGAAGGACTGCGAAGCAGGAAGTACCGTCGGACGTTCAACAAAATCGGGGACTACATACGGGTTATGGTATTCGCCCTCATGTTTGACTTCTTAGCCGGATTGTTCACGTGGTACGTCGCTCCATTCGCTACCGTTGTCTATACTATCAGCGCGGTATTGATAGAATTTATTTCCGTACGCGAGAAGCTGCAAAAAATCAAAGTAAACGCGGCGGAAGTACCGGACATAATACGGCAGATCGTACAGGCGGCAAGCGCGAAGGACGCGGAAAAAATTGTAGAGTTGATAACGAATAAACATTCAGACAATGGCACGGATTGAAATATTATCCCCCTTCATTTTGAGTTGGGAAGGTGGATTTACCAACCACCCAGCAGACAAAGGCGGGGCAACTAACAAAGGGGTAACTATCGCCACTTGGAAAGCCGTAGGGTACGACAAAGACGGCGACGGCGATATAGATGTGGAAGATTTGCGTTTGATAACCGAAGAAGACGCGGTTAGCCGCGTGATGAAGCCGCACTATTGGGACAGATGGAAGGCAGACCGGATAAAAAGCCAGTCCGTCGCCAACTTGGTAGTGGATTGGGTTTGGGCTTCGGGAAAGAACGGCATTACCGGAGTACAGCGAATTTTAGGGGTAAGCGTGGACGGCATAGTAGGCGAAAAGACCTTAGCCGCGATGAACGGAAGGAACGCCCGCGAACTGTTTGCAGACATAAAACGCGCCCGTATTTCCTTTATTGAAGGAATTATAAAGCGCGACCCTTCGCAGATGGTTTTCAAGAAAGGGTGGTTATCCCGGCTTAATTGTATAAACTATGGAAGCCTTACCCTTAACAAGAAGGGGAAGGACAAAGTTCTAAATTTCACAGACGTATGAGAAGATTTGTTTTAGCCATGCTTTCCCTATTCTTGCTTCTGTTGGTTTTCGGGTGCGCAAGTACCCGAAGTACCCGTAAGGGAAAGCTGGCGGCGGAAAGCCAGCTAACAGCAACTACGGAAGGAAACCGGAGAACGGAAGACCGGACAACCACCAACACTACGGCTATTACCGGAAGCAACGAGAAGCAAAACATAGTTATAGAGTTTACAAAAGTGGAGTATTACCCGGAAGGACAAAAGCCGAACCGCTTTGCAGAACAGTTTCAAAAAGCCGACAGCGCGTTTAATGAAGACATGCGCAAGGCATTGGAAATGGCAAACGGAGAGCCAACCCGGAAAACCAGCGAAACGGCAGAAGGGCAATCAGACACCTCCCTGCGGCATAATACGGATTTGTTCCCGGCTATTGAAGGATTGAAGAAACCGCCTAACGTAAAGTCGCTGACTACCGGACGCATCGTTATAAACGGCGATAAGCAAAAAACGACAGAAACAAGCGTTACTACCGCTACGGAAACGGAAGTTACCGAAACGCAGAAGACGACGGCGGAAGCGGAAACAAAGGAAACCGCGCAGACCGAAGAAGAAAAGTACCCGAAAACGAACCCGTTTCTTTGGGTACTTAGCGGGATAGGGTTAGCGGCGGTTCTTGCGGCGGGCTTTTACATCCGCTATAAAATTGTTAAAAATAGAAGGTAAGCCGAGAGTTCCGGCAGAAAAACAGACAAAAAACACCCGGAAAAGTGAATAATGGGTACTTTTCCGGGTGTTTTTTATAAAACTTCCTTATTATAAGTGTTATACGCGGTGCGTACGGGACTCGAACCCGTGACCCCATGCGTGACAGGCATGTATTCTAACCAACTGAACTAACGCACCAAATATTAAAGACTAATTCATTTTATTTCTCTTTGCTTCTTACTTAAAAGAAGCGGTCCGGACGGGACTCGAACCCGCGACCCCATGCGTGACAGGCATGTATTCTAACCAACTGAACTACCGAACCAGAATTTCATTTTGTTAATCTGCATCTCTCTCGATTGCGGGTGCAAAGGTAGTTGTTTTTTGTAAATCTGCAAATGTTTTGATGAAACTTTTTTCCAATAAAAAGCAAGAAAAAAGCTTAGTGTCTCATTTTGAGTACTTTTATAATGAAAAAAAATATTAGTTTTTTCTTCAGTCAGGATGGTGACACTATCCGGTCGTCATAGTGACACTATCACGATGGGATAGTGTCATTATCCGGAGGCGATAGTGTCACTATCCTGAAGTTTGTCATCTTCTTCTTTGGAAATAGTCTTGGATATCTTTCTATCTGTAAGAAATCACCGTTTTTATATCAACTTTCTGCTTGAATAATTCGTAGTTTTGCAATAAATCGTTATTTTTGCGCACTAAAATTAGATAGGTGGAAGAATTTCCGCCCGGAATAGTAAATTAGTAAAAAGAATGATGACTACAGCCAAACTGTTATTGCACTGTCCCGACAAACCGGGAATCCTCGCGGAAGTGACAGACTTTATTACGGTAAACAAAGGAAATATTATCTATCTGGATCAGTATGTAGACCATGTGGAGAACATCTTCTTCATGCGTATAGAATGGGAATTGAAAGATTTTCTGGTTCCGCAGGAAAAGATTGAAGATTATTTCAGAACGCTATATGGGCAGAAGTATGAAATGGATTTCCGTCTTTATTTCTCGGATGTGAAACCGCGTATGGCTATATTCGTTTCTAAAATGTCTCATTGCCTGTTCGATATGTTGGCTCGCTACACGGCAGGAGAGTGGAACGTGGAGATACCTCTTATTATAAGCAACCATCCGGACTTGCAGCACGTGGCAGAGCGTTTCGGTATTCCTTTCTATTTGTTCCCCATCACCAAGGAGACCAAAGAAGAACAGGAACGCAAAGAAATGGAATTGCTTGCCAAACATAAAATTACATTCATCGTGTTGGCACGTTATATGCAAGTGATTTCCGAACAGATGATCAATGCGTATCCAAATAAGATTATCAATATCCATCATTCCTTCCTACCGGCATTTGTGGGGGCAAAACCTTATCATGCCGCATTCCAGCGTGGAGTGAAAATTATCGGTGCGACCAGCCATTATGTGACGACTGAGCTGGATGCAGGTCCGATCATCGAGCAGGATGTAGTACGCATTACACATAAGGACTCTATAGAAGATCTTGTAAATAAAGGAAAGGACCTGGAAAAAATTGTTCTTTCGCGTGCGGTACAAAAGCATATCGAACGTAAGATTTTGGCTTATAAAAATAAAACAGTAATATTTAGCTGATGAAAGTAGCAGTTGTAAAATACAATGCCGGGAATATCCGTTCTGTGGACTATGCTCTGAAGCGGTTGGGAGTAGAA